GCTTCGGCCTTGGACAGGGGCCCCTTGGCCCCCGGCTGCGGGGCTTGGGATGCCTGTTTCCCTTCGTCATCCAGGAACTTGTAATCGGGCTTCTTGATGTACCCGCCGCCCTGCTTCATCAAGGCTTGGCGGTTGCGGTCGAACGCGCGCAAAAGCTCGCTGCTGGAAGCTTGGGCCTGCTGTGGCTGTTGGTAAATCAGCTTACCCAATTCATCCGCCCAACCGCGGGTAGTCTCGCTTCCGCCCCCGCTGCGGGTGAAAGCTCCGGAGTATTCTTCCGTACCGGCAAGCTGCCCGATTGCGACCTTGGCCGCGTCCACGTCCCCAGCCTGGACTTTGAATTTGTTGATCAACTCGTTCAGCATCGGAGAGGGCGTTCCGCCATTGCTCTTGGCCAATTCCATGATCCGCGAAGCCGTACTGCGGGCGTTGTCGATGGCCGCCACGTACCGGCGTGTTGCCGGGGCTTTCGCGAAGGCTGCGCCGGCCTCGGTGTCCTGCTCGGTGAAATTCGGGTCGTTCTGCTTAACCATGTTCACCAATTGATCGTGAAGCTGGAACGCATCCGGCCGGCGGTTGAAGCCCTTGGCCATTTCCTCACCCACGGTCGATTCCCGATTGGCGATGCGCTTTGCGGCGCTGTCCATGGCCGTTGCCGGGATTGGGGCCCCCATCATCATCGCCATGTTCGGTTGGGCATTGGCCTTGAATGATTCCGTTTGGATCTTGGCCTGCTCGGTTTCCGGAAGCATTTCAATGATCGGATGCGCTTTGCGGAACTCGTTGAAAGCGTTGCTCCCGTTGGTGTTCTTCGTGCCGATGCCGTTGATTTTCGCCTGCCATTGCGGGCTGTTCAAATCGTCGTACATCGCCTGCTTTTCAGTCAGGATCTTCCGCGATATAAGGGGATCGATAAACTTCCCAATGAACTCCCCGGCCGGCCCGGAATTGGCCCTCATCTGCAAAAGCTCCGTGAGGCTTTTGGATGCGAACTGATTCGCGACTGCCGGCGGCAAGGATGCTGCCTGTTGGGCTTGTCCGGCTGGGGCGTCCGATTCGCGCGACATTGGCAGCGGGTTTTGTGCCTGCCGTAGTTGCGGCGGAATGTTCTGCGGGGCCTGGCTTGCGCCGGGAAACATCTGGTCCATAAGGCTGGACTCTATCCCGGCCTGCTTGCCGGCCAATTGCTTCACGGGCAATTCGAAGGTCAGCCCTTGGTTATCCAAGCCGCCGCGGGTCGCCGTATTCGCGGCCTGGTCAACCCGGGATCCCATGGACTTTTCGTTGTAATCCGAAGCCAAGCCCGCCGCGCGGCTGGTATCCGCTGCCGCTTGTCCCGACTGCTCGGCGGCCTGGGCCTTGATCATAATGTCCTGCAACGTGCGCGGATCGCGCTCGGCCTGCTTATACTGGAACATCAACGGGATGCGCGGATCGAATGGCATTATTTCATCCCGCTCGCTGCGGCGAATTTGCCGCCCTTCATGGCGTAATCCGCGCCCAGCCCGGAAAGGTCCGTCAGGCCCTTACCCAAAGCGGAAGCGGTATTGTTGATATTGTTGGCGCGAATCATTCCGCTGCCCAAGTCAATATTTGCCATGTCGCTGCCCTGGTTGACGGATAAATCCGTCAGCTTCCCGCTCGCTTGAATCCCTGGATTGGCGAGGTTCATGCCCTCATTGAAATTGGTGGAGTTGGTCAAGGCGTTCTGGTTGAAAGCCGTATTGGTGGCGTCGAAACCGCGCTTGTACAAGGCATCCGACCGGCCGGCGAAGGTATCCTGTCCGAACTTGGTCAGGTCGCGGTCGTTTTGTCCGCTGAACAGCATGGACCCGTTGTTATTGTTCTGGCTGATGGCTCCCGTACCGGCGCGCATTTGCGCCTGGTATTCCGGATCTTGGAACACCGAATTCGGGTCGAACTTGTACGGGTCCATGTGCCCGTTGTCGAACTTCCCCGCGCCGTATCCGGTGGAGAGGTCCGTGTAGTTCTTCAGGCCCGTATCATAAATCGGCTGCTGGTATCCCTTGCCTGCGGTATAGCCCGCGGTCAGGTCGGTACGCGCCTTCCCCTGCGCTTCTTTCAACGCATTGGCCGCGGCATCGCCGCCGAACATATCAATCAAGGAGCTTCCGATTGCGCCGGCTCCCATGGCTGCGCCAGCGATAAGCGGTATCGGCATTATTCCATCCTTAGGCGGAGCATCCGCCAGCTTATGTACTGCGCCGCCACGATGCGGAACCAGAAGCAAAACCCATAGGCCGCCCCCAATCCAACCCAGCGTGTACGGCCTTCGTAACTGCCATTCCCGCCGACCTGCTGCCAATCTTCCAGGCTCCAAGTCTTGCCGCGGTCAATGGAATATTTCATCATCAACTGCGGATCGGGTTGGCCTATGGGCGTATTCCCTACTTCGCCGAACAACTCCACCGACTGTCCAAAGGCGAGAAAATCCCCCTCCTTTGGAACCACGCCGGTAATGCGTTCGCGCACGATGGGATCGCCGTTATCGGTAAAGGCGGTTTCATCCAACTGCCAGATTATTCCGTCCTGGATTCCCACGGCGAGAACCCGGCCGTCATACAGGGCGGTTTGGGTGAACGGGAGGAAATTCAGCTTCCCGGAAACAGGTTCACGTTGGCAGCGGTCATGCCATAGATTGGTTGTGGAGTCGAAAACAAGCGTCCGATTCCCAGCCTGGAAATTGAGGCCGTAGAACGTATGCCCCAACGCCTGGTAAGTGAATCCCAAGGCATCTTGAGGCGTGATCATAGCGGCGATATTCCGCTCGTTCGAGTGGTCCGTGATCCGCTCAGGCCGGCCGCCGCCCTGGTGCCGGTAAGCTACTCCCTGGCCTTCGGCGTTTCCACCAAGCCAGTAGGCGTACCGCTCGGAGAAAAGCGCGGATTGCGGGGCCAGGATGCCAATACGATCCCCGGCCAAGACCTGGCGCAGCGGGAAGATATCAACGGTGTCGATGTTGGTTTGTTCCCAGACTTCGAACCCGTCGGAGGAAAAACCGTACAGTAGGGTTCCGTTGGATATGATCGCCAAAAGCGGCGTGTTCAGCGTTTGCATCGCCGTGTTCTGGGTGGTGTTCCAGGTGGTGAAGTCATACAGGTCCGAGCATTGGAAAAGCGTGCTGCCTGGCTTGAACACGAAGGCCCGACCAGCGCAAAAGCAGACTTGCGATCCGCCACCGAGGAAATTATCCCCGCCCATGCCGGTCAAGGTGGAAAAGGCATTGGTTTGCAGGTCGAACACGTACCCGTGATCCCCATCTACGATCATCACCTGGCCCGTGTTATCGTCGGGCTTGAGGTTGAAGGTCATGCCGACCTTGCCCAAATTGGAATTGAGTAACCCGCGTGTGACGGGCAGGCCGGAAACGATCTCCTGGAAATATCCCCCACGCACGCCGAACAGCCGGGAACCTACCGGGAGAAGGCCGCGGCCCCCACCCCCAACCGCAAACTGCGCGTAGAGCGTGGTTCCCGGGGTGGGTTTCAGGGTATAAACCTCATCGGAAACCTTCTCCGCGTACATGTTCAGCGTGTATTGGGTATCATCCTGGGGAAGGTTGTTGCTCCCGCCGATGATCGGGATATCGATGGGCTTCACGCTCATGGATTCATCCCGGCCCGTATGATGGCGTCCGAAAATACCCCGATTCCGTTGGTATCCTTGCGCCCGCGATACTGCGACATCACGATTTGAGCGATGGTAAAGCGGCCCGATTCAGCGTCGGCGATCAGCGACGCCGTTTCCATCCGCTGGGTCTTGGCCAGGCGCAGGGCGATGTTATCCACCAATGCGGTAACGTACCCCTCCGGGACGTCGGCGCTGGTGAACGGATTCACGTCCGGCGTGGTGATGGTGTCGGACCATTTCAGCTTAGATACAATTGTGATCGGGTACGCTTTATCCGGGCAGGGATAGAGGTAAAATTCCATCTGCGGCCATTTCTGGTCGATGGCGTAATTGAACGGCATGCTCTGGGTGGTTGGAATAGGGATGAGGCTGTAGTCCTCGAATTCCATGTAGGCAACCGGCTTTTTTATCACGGGGGCCGTCGCATAGGTCAAGGTCACCTCGATAATCTTCCGTGGCCGTACCGTCGCGCTTCCACCAGGGCCCAGCAAATACTTGGCCTGGCCGGCAACTGTATTGAATGTGACATCAACGGAGATATCAGGCAGAGAGAGGCCCTTGCCGTCCCACTCATCCAGAATCAGGCCGGCCATTTTCATAGCATCGCCCTGCAAGGATGCGCTGGCCACCTGGCCGCGCCCCAAGAGTCCCGACCGGACAACGGCAAGGGACATAATCTCCTGCCATGTCCAGATCATGAGGGCTCCTAGATGTTACTGGCCGTCGAACTTGGCGAGGCGAAGCAGGAGGATTCCCGATCCCGCCGTGAATACCGTTCCGCTCGCCGCGCAGGAAATGGTTAGGGTGTCCGTGGCGCGGAAATAGCCGCCGGCGGAGGTGTTCACCGCGCCGGTCATGGCCGCGAAGGACTGCACGACGCCCGTAGCCGCGGTGCCCGCCAGGGTGATCGTGGCCGCGAGGCCGGTAACCACCGTGGTTCCGATTTTCACGGAAAAGGTCTGGGTTGCCCCGGAGCCGGTTCCGGCCAAGGTGGTGATGAAATCGATACCCAGGATCTGGCCGGCGTAGCCAAACGGAAGGGCGGCGATATAATCCTGCGCCGCCGTGCCGAACGCGGCAAGCGACAAGTGCAGAGGAAGATGGCGATACCCGAGTACGGAATTCGTGAGCGTTGCGAGGGGCATGCTTACTCCTTAGGTCAAGGCGCGAGTGAACGCGCGGTAAATGTGGTAGGGCTGGCGGTTCTTCGCGGCGACCAGCATATCCATGCGCACCAGGTTGTTGTAGGCGCGGATGTCGGAACCGGCGGAAACCTTGACCTCGACGCCTTGGTAGTTGTCGGTGGAAACCTTCTGGCCTTCCAGGTCGGGAAGGGACAAGCCGATGAACGAGCTTGCGCCCTTCTTCATTACTACCGCCTGCTCGTACGTGGTCGAAGCCGCGCCGACGATTCCCACGTAATGCGCCGTGGTCGGCAACGCGGTCATGTTCTGCATCTTCTTGTTTTCCGGGCCGTACATGGCCGGGGAAACCGTCAAGGTGCCGGCACCGCTGGACAAGGTGACATCGGCCGTAACGTTGAAGGTACGGATGCGGGAAAGTTGGTACTTGGTATGCGGCTGCACCTCGTAGATGCCCCAGAAATAGATCAGGGAGTTGGCCGAGACCACGCCGGAAGTCGTGCCGCCGGTCAATGCAATGGTGGTTGCGCCGGAAGTGGCGTTGGTACCGACTTTGAAGCCGGAAGATCCATTGGTCGAGCCCACCGCGCTGCCGTTGGTGTGCAGGGGCAGATTGGCGGTGGAGTAGAAATTCAGGTTCATCGCCGACTTGACGCGTCCATCCATGAACGCGGTGGCGCTTTCCTTGGTCGGGTTGAACGCCTTGGCCAGGTCACCGGAGGTTTCCGCCATGGTCATGTTGGACATGATGGCGTACAGGCCGGTATCGTTGGCGAGCTGGTCATTCAGAGCCGCTTGGCCATAGGCCCAATCGGTCGCGGTCTTGAGGGCGGTGATCGCCGGGATTCCGGAGGCGGCGGGGGTGAAATAACCCGGGGCGCTGCACAGTTCGTTATAGCAGAGCAGCGCGCATTCGGTGGCCATCGTCTCGGTCTTGGGCTTTACCATTTCGGACCTTACGCGATCCTCGCCGCCGATGTAATAAGCCTCCTGCAATCCGCCGAGTTGGAAGCCGGTATTGTACTGCAAGACCTGCACCGCGATTTGATCCTGCTGGATCGGGTCCAGCGAGATGTCCGAGGACTGGCGGGGGCGCTGGGGTTGGTCTTTCTTGCGGATGTACACTATATCGCCGGTATTGTACTCCTTCTGCTCGTAGTCCTTCGCAACGCTCTTATCCATGATGGGCAAGATCGGATCGACGGAGATTAGCGCGTCCACGGCGGTGCGGCAAACGATGGTTGAGATGGTAACGATATCGGACATGATTTATCCTTTCGAAAATCGCGTGAAGCGCTCGGCATCGCTCAAGGTCCTGGGGGTCGAACTTGCGCCGCCACGGAACGTTTGTCTTGGGGGCCGCACGCCGGCGGCGTGGGTCACTTCTTCGGTTTGCTTGGCCAAGCCGCGCATTTCCGCGGCCATCTCGCCGATGCGTTCGCGCACGGCGGCGGGACCGTCGGTATCGGCCAGGAGGTTCAATTCCCGATCGGCTCCGGGATTCTTGGCCATATAATGCACGGCCAAATGCCCGTTTTTGCTGCCGTAAATTGATTTGGCCACCGGGTCGGTGACATTGATCTTCCCTGCGGCGGCCTTCATATCGGCGGCGAAACTCGGGTTTTCCTTGGCGTAGTCGCTCACGCGGGATTGATGGCCGCGAGCATCCGACTTTTCTCGCTCGACGGCTTGCGTGGCCTCGCCTTCGGTCTTCTGCTTGGCCTGCCACTTGGAGAAGTTGAACTCCGAAATCGCGTCCTCATACCGCTGTAAGGCAGTCGGGTCTTTGACGAAATCGAAATCCTTCGGGTTCGGCCGCTCGGGGGCCTTGGAATCGCTCTTAGCATCCTCGCGGGCTTGTTCCCTGGGGGTCAAGCGTTGGATGGACTGGCGAAATTCATTCCGGAAGGCTTCAAAGTCGGCCTTACCGACATACTCGGGGGCCTTCGCTTCGAGATTGGTGGAATCACCGGCATTGCCTGCGGGCAGGGGGTCTTCGGCGCTGCCGCCGTTGCCTTCACCGCCATCGGGGGACCGGTTGATTCTGTTCATGGAATGAGTGTACATAGCGAACCTCTTGTTTTCTTTTGATTAGGGGTTTCAGTTGTTTCAATGAATCGAGATATGCGGCGCATGGTCATGCTTGAGGCTTTCCCCATGGTGAGCAATCGCCACAGGGTAACCCGGCCGATACCTATCGCCGCCGCCGTGACCTTAACTCCGTTCCTTGGATCGTCCACGGTGACCTGGATGCGAATGACAATGGCCGGATCAACCTTCACGGAAGGCCCTGCCCCGGAGCCGGTGTTGCCGGCTCCGGCTTGGCCAAGTCTCCCGCAACCTTGAGCATGGCCGCTTCCGCGCTGATGCGTCCGGACTCGGCTTTGTACTGCTCCACCTGGCGATCCAGGGTGGCGTCCATAGCTTCAAGCTGGGCGGCCACGCCTTCATGGGCCTTCATGGCCTCGCTGGTCTGGCCCTCGATAGCATGTTGCTGCTTCATCAAGCCCATTTGCTGCTTGATCATTCCCAAGGCCTGCTTCATGCCTTGGATAGCTATCGCGTCCTGCTGCTGCTTCGCCGTCGCCGCTTGCAGCTTATGCTGCTGCTCCTGGATAATCTGCTGCGCCTGTTGGAGCTTGGGATCGTCCCCGCTCAACGCTTGCGCAACTTCATTGGCATACTTTCCGGGCATGGCTTTGGCGATGATGGCAACAACCTTCATGTTCTGCCCAAGGACCGGAGCCACCTTTACCAGGTTGATCAGGGCCTGCGCCTCCTCGCCGCGGTCCGTATTGCTGATGGGAGTGGCTTCAATGGCGAGGTCATATTCCTCATCCGCATCGACCATCTTTCCGCCCGTGGCCTGGAGCCATTGCAAGGCTTCTTTATCGTCCTTGTCGATAAATGCGGCTTGCTGTTGAGGCGTCAAGACCTTCGGGATCATGTCGAGCTTGATACGGGTCAACTGCTCCACGAAAAGCAGGAAGTTATACTGGGAGTCGTAGTTCGAAACTTCTCCACCTTGCTTGCGGGCCTCGATAGCAACACCGGATTGCTCGTTACTCTTCTCGCCTAAGTTCGCGTCGAAGATGCCGAATATCCGTTGCATCTTGCGCTCTTGCTCTTGCTGCAACTGGATCAAAATGGCATCCAGGATATGCGGCTCTATCTCTTCCGGAGGCGGGATCGTCTTGCCGTCAGCCGTGAAAGCCTTGTACAAGATGTCCATATCCCCGACTTGGGACGATTCGCGCAGCTTGGCGAATGCGGATACATCGATGGATTCAAACGCGACTTTCCACTTGCTGAAAGGGCTCTTGGACAACCGAAGCGCGATGATGTTTTCCAGAATCGTATAGATGATCTGGGCTTCTTCGGCGAACTGCGTGATCGGCTGGTAATAAACGTTTTCACCATCAACCACGCGCCGGCCGGTGCATGCGACCAAGGGAGGGTAACTCCCGATCCATTCCTCTTCGTCCAGGATTCGAGGATCATCCTCCGGTATCTTGTACCAAATCCATTTGTAATCCGTGGTGGGGCGGGATAGCGGTTGGCCAGCCTTATCCAGCTTTACACCTTCCAGGTTCGGCTCATCGTCCTCACCCTTGAGGTCAGCGCCCATGGCCGTCTTGCCTTCTTCGAGCAAATACTCCGTGTCGCGGATATCCTCGCGAACCCAGTAATACCAGAGCCATTTTGATTTGGTTGTTCCCCAGCCTACCGGCTTCTCCCCGGTTTCCTCTTCCCATTTGTTCTCCGGAACTTTCTTCTTGATCAGGAAGTCCGTCATGTCCGAGAAGGTGGGCTCCTTGACGTTGATGTCCGGGAACACGTTGAACGTGTCCTCTAAGTATTCATCCTTGAGGGTCTTGCCGAAACCGCGCTTGCCAGCGTATCCCATCTGCACAATGGCGTAGCCGATGCCGCTGGCCACCTGGTCACGCCTTGCGTAATTGAGAACAGAAGTAGTGGTTGCTTTGCGCTGCACGCCTCTGAGAACCGACTGCCGGACCCGCGCCATCTGCTCGGACGATCCGCCGCCGTTGGGCGATACCTTGCCCAGGTAATCCGTTTGCAGGGTCTTATTGGCTTCATGGTTGACGTAGGTAAGGAGGAGATTGGGTTCCTTCGGGTTCTTCCACCCATATCGCCGCTTCTCCTCGTTTGAAAGCTGCTTTCCCAGGAGCGTGAATTGCTTCCGCCGGCGGGCGCGCTTGTAAATCGGATCCCAATAGTCCTGATACTCGTTTTTCTTCTTGCGCCATCCGTCGATGATCTCTAGCTCCCGCTCGCGCGTGGCTTCGTCTTGTTCTGTCTCTCTCATACGAAACCCATGCTCCGGGTGAATTGTGATTTGTACCCGGCTGGCGGGGCATCGGTTTGCTTTATAACTCGCTGTGAGAACGTGAGCGCCAGGGCGTCACCATGATCGGGCGATGCAAGCCCACGCTTCTTCATGTCGCGCTTGCGCTCCAAAAGGATTTGCTCTTTATTGGTGTAGGTATACAGGGGGCCTAGAAGGTCGGCACGCAGTTCTTTATCATCCTCGAAATCGATCCCACCATCACGCATGGCCTTGCGCATTTCGCCCCATATCTCGGCACGCTTGTTCGCATAGTCCGCTTCGTTCGCGGCCTTGCTTCCAAAGTTGATTTCGAAAACCTTATTCGTATCCATCAGCACGCGGGTGCGGTCGATCACGCCTCCACCCACGCCGCCGCCGTCGATGAAAACAGCGTCCGGATGGTGCTTGCCCGCGAGTTCGACCAGGTGCGCGGCGCTCTGCTGCGTATCCAGGCCACGCCACTTTTTGAGAAAGGCTACTTTGCGTCCCTGGCGCTTGAAAACGACGTTATAATCATCCCCAAAGCGGGCTACGTCCATGCCGAATATGATCGGGGCTTGGTCATACCCTTCAGCTTTGTACTTGACGCACTTGTCGTAATCCTCGGCTCCGATGAATTCCATCATAGACGCGCGCGGGGCTAGGCCGCGGACGCGGACGCGCACAAAGTCGCTATCCTCCCCCTCATCATCTACCCATTGCTGAATCTGGGCTTTATTGGTGATGCGGACGGTACGGGAGTCCACCTGGCGGGTAGTCCATCGATGGCGATATTTGCCTTGCGTTTCGGCAAAGCGGCCTGTGTTCCGGGTAGGATTCCCGCAGGCAATCCAGATGATTTCCGTGTCCGCATCAGTCAAAGCGCCTTCCGTCACCTCCCAAATCGGATCGGGGATGGCGCTGGCCTCATCGTATACAACAAGGATCCGCTTCCCCTTGTTATGGAGGCCGGCGAAGGCTTCGGTATTTTCCAGGGACCATACAACCTGGTCAATCCGCCAGGTCTTCTCATGGCCGGCATCGGCGGAATAGATGGCTGTGGCCGTGAGAGTGAACCAATCCTTAATCAGGCTGTTCCGGTGCCACTTGGATATCTCGGGCCATGTCTTGGTTTTAAGCTGGCTTTCGGTATTCGCCGTAACGATGCCGCGCGCATCCTCGCAGGTCGCCAGGGCCCACAGGCATACCCATGCCACCATGGCAGACTTTCCCACGCCATGGCCGGAGCTTACCGCTTCCCGGATGGCTTCGGGTTTGGTGATAGCCCCGGCGCGTAGCTTCTCCCCAATATCAGCCAGGAGATCGCGCTGCCAATCCTCAGGGCCTTCGGCATAATCGCGGAGTTCGCCTGCCCCCCACTCAAACGAGTACAGGACAAACCCAAGCGGATCATGGGTATAGCGGGCAATATCCGCTATCAATTGCTCCTGATCATCCGCGCTTGGCACGTTCCCGCGCTTCTTTGAGCTTGTCCGCTATCGAGATCGTGACTTCGCCTTCGTGGCGTATGGAGTCCCCGTACTTCTTCGGGCGCTGCTTACCTGCTTGCCATTTGCGGGTATCGATGCGCAGCTTGGCCCGCTGGACGTGCTCTTTAAGGAAAACCTTCTCCGCGCCTTCGCCGTCCTTATCCGTGGTGGTCGCGAATCCAAAGTCAGCCGTGGAATCGTCGGCGATGTCGTTTATTTCATCAACTAAAACATCAGCCTGGATGTCCCGCGCGCGTGTGTACTGGTCGGCTAAGTCGTTGTCACGCATGACCCACCCGAGGAAAGTTGACTTCGCTGGAAAACCTTCCATTTTGCAGATTTTGTTAAGGGATAGGCCCTCGGCCAAGAGGTCGCAAATACTGGCGCAGGCCAGGCGGTCCCCATCGGATAGGATAAGGGGGGCGTCCGGCTTACCCCTTGACATACAACCGCTCGTAAATACCGATGATGGTGTGCAGGCGGGCGCGGGTGTCGGGGGGCAGATCACCTTCCAGGCGGTAGACAAACTTCTGGAGGATGTCCAGGTGATTTATTGCCTTCTCGGGCCTAGGCTGCATAGGGTAAGGGTACGCGCATGTTACCCGAAACGGAATGAATTGTAGCGCGCTACTTGCTCTAATTGGCGCGCTGTTTGGCGCGTTGTGGTGGTATATTTATTCCATGGTGAGAGCAAGGAAGAAATCACAGGGTATCAGCCTTTACCCCCAGGATTGGGACCGCGCCCGGCGGAACCTGAAAGAGGACGAGCGCCTTATCGAGTACATCCAGGAGGCTTTGTTGATTCAGGCGGAGATACGCGAAGGGAAGCGGAAGATCCCGCCGTCCATGGTTTCCTTGGGGCTGGGATGAAGCTCCAGCGTGACGATTGCCTAGAGGTTTTCCGCTCCCAGGTCGATCAGCCTTTGATGGACAAGTACGGC